GATGAAGGTCTAGTTCCATTTAAGATGTATGACTTTCAAAAAGAGATGGTTGGCACATTTCACAGCAATCGTTTTACTATCTGTAAACTTCCTAGACAGTCTGGTAAATCTACAACCATTATAGCATATTTGTTGCATTATGTGTTATTCAATGCTTCAGTTAATGTTGCGATACTCGCTAACAAAGCTGCGACCGCCAGAGACTTGCTAGGACGCTTACAACTCGCATATGAACACCTACCTAAGTGGTTGCAACAAGGAGTAATGAGTTGGAACAAGGGGTCTTTGGAGTTAGAAAATGGTTCTAAAATTCTTGCAAGTTCTACTTCTGCATCTGCGGTTCGTGGTGGTTCATATAATATTATTTTCCTTGATGAGTTTGCATACGTTCCTTCTAACGTAGCAGAACAATTCTTTAGTTCGGTATATCCAACAATCAGTTCGGGTAAAACTACAAAAGTCATGATAGTATCGACCCCTCATGGTATGAATATGTTTTACAAATTGTGGAATGATGCAGAGAACCAAAGAAATACTTACGTTCCAATAGAAGTTCATTGGAGCGAAATCCCAGGCCGCGATGAAAAGTGGAAAGCAGAAACTATAAAGAACACTAGTGAACAACAGTTTAACACAGAGTTTGAGTGTGAGTTTTTAGGAAGTATTGATACCTTAATTAAAGCACAAAAACTAAAAACAATGTCTTATAATCCACCAATTACATCTAATGCTGGATTTGATATGTTTGAAAAACCACAGAGAGATCACACATATGTGATGACAGCTGATGTTTCAAGAGGAACATCTAATGATTATTCTGCATTTCTAGTGTTTGATGTAACACAAATGCCGTATAAGATTGTTGGTAAGTTTCGTGATAATGAGGTAAAACCTCTATTGTTTCCTGCTAAGATATATGATGTTGCAAAAGCATACAATCAAGCATTTGTTCTTATAGAGGTAAATGACATTGGAGAACAGGTCGCCTCGACTATGCAATATGACTTGGAGTATGATAACCTTATTATGGCAAGTATGCGAGGACGGGCAGGACAAGTACTTGGTGGGGGGTTCTCAGGTGGTAGAGCGCAGTTGGGTGTAAGAACAACTAAAGCTGTAAAACGAATAGGTTGTTCTAATCTTAAACAAATGATTGAGGATGATAAACTTATTATTCAAGACCTACAGATTATTAGTGAACTGTCTACGTTTATTGTTAAAGGTCAATCGTTTGAAGCAGACGATGGTTGCACAGATGATTTGGTTGCGTGTTTGTTTATGTTTGCATGGGCAACAGACCAGACATATTTTAAAGAACTAACTGATATGGACATACGACAGACTATGATGCGAGAACAACAAGACATGTTAGAACAAGACATGGCTCCGTTTGGTTTTATAGATAATGGAGTAGACGATCCATTAGACTCTACAACAGTAGATGAGTATGGAACACGTTGGAGTCCAGTAGTTAGAACTCATGATTCAGATTGGTAAAAGTCTAAATAAACTCGATTAGGTCATTATCATTTTTTATCCAACAATTTGAACATAGTATTAAAGAGTGGTCTATGAGTCCAATTATTTCTTTACGACTTTCATTATTTACACCAACTCTTTTTGTTATCTTTCGTATTTCAGCATCGTGAGGATAAAACTTTAAACACACAGTTTCGCTTTCGCCACAGTGTTTACATGACTTATCAGCAAGGAATTCATTAAGTAAAACAATTCTCTTGCGATAGTTTCTACGAGCTACCTTTTTAATGGTGTCTTTATATTTTTCGTAATGTTTATTAGGCATGAAATTATTTATATGTAACGACACTTATAAAAATGACTTTTTGGAAACTGATTTTTTATAAATATCAATGTACAATATAAAAAGATTAAAACACTCTAATACAAAGGAGTAAGAGACATGGCATTTCTAGTAAGCCCTGGCGTTCAAGTCAGAGAGATAGACCTAACAAATGTTATCCCAGCAGTATCCACCTCAATAGGTGCGATTGCAGGGCCATTTGAAAAGGGGCCAGTTTCATCTGTAACTACAATTAGTTCAGAGGAACAACTGGTATCAATATTCGGAAAACCAAATTCAAGTAATTTCGAGTTTTTCTTTACAGCTGCAAACTTTTTGCAGTATTCTGACGCACTTCGTATAGTTCGTCCAGAGTCAGCGGTATTAAACGCTGGTGCAAACAGTGGTATTCTTATTCGTGATGATGACCATTACGAAGCAAGTTTTGCTGGTGGTGAAGGTTCTCATGGTGAGTGGGCTGCAAGGTCTGCTGGAACTTGGGGTAACTCAATCGGTGTAGATATCTGCGGTGGTAAACGTGCATTTACACAACCACTTGGAACACTTAACCTAGTGAATGGTGCTGGTGCAGTTGGTGATTTAACAGTTACAGTTGATGACCAAGATGCATCAAACGCTGCAATTATTGTTGGTGACATTATTTCATTCCAAACAAACAACTCCGTTACAGCAGTTGTTAATGGTGCAATCACAGTTGCAACTAAAAACCTTACGGTTGATGGAAACTCTGGTACTGCAGCTGTTGGACAACGAGTAATCGGTGCAGGCATTTCTGATGGTGGTGAGGTTGTTAAAATTGCAACAGTCACTTCACAGACTGCATTAATACTTGACAAACCAATTACAGTTGCAGATGATGTTGCTCTTGCATTTACAACAGATGCAAACGTAGAATCTAACAACCAAGAATATGAAGTTACTTCAATTTCTTCTGAAACTCTAACGATTCGTTTGTTAGATGACCCTGCTGGAGCTGGACTACAAACAGTTATTCCTGATAACTCATACATCACAAGACGTTGGAGATTTTCTGACTTATTTGATGGTGCGCCAGGCACATCTGCTTGGGCAACTGCGAATGGTCGTGGTGAGGAAGATGAACTTCACGTTGCAGTATACGACAAAACTGGTGATCTTACTGGTTATGATGTTGATGTTGCTGGTCAACGAACAAGTGCAATTCTTGAAGTATTTCCTTTTATGTCAAAAAACACTAAAGCAAAATCTCCACAAGGGGATAACAACTATTATCCAGATGTTATTTTCCGTAAGTCACAATTTATTTACTGGACAGATCACTTATCTGCTGGTAGTAACTGGGGCACAGATGTTGCATCAGGAACAGACTACACATTAGTAAGTGGAGTTACTGTTGATACACTAACTGGTGGAACAGATGATTATTCTGTGACTGCTGGAGAACTAGAACTTGCATATGATAAGTTTGAGGACACAGAAAATCTTGATATCAACCTAGTATTAGGTGGGCCAAGTTCTGCTGTTGCTGATACTATTGCTGGACATGATACTCATGTAACAATGATTACTGCACTTTGCGAAACTCGTAAAGATTGTGTAGGATTTGTTTCTCCGTATCGGGCTGCAACTGTTGGTGGTACAAGTAATGTAACTATGACTAAGAATGTCAAAGATGCATTTGACACTTGCCCATCATCATCTTACATGGTATTCGATAGTGGATACAAATACATGTATGACAAGTACAATGATGTTTATCGGTATGTGCCACTAAACGGTGATACTGCTGGTCTTTGTGCTAACACAGATACGGTTGCTGATCCTTGGTTCTCACCAGCTGGTTACAATCGTGGTAATGTAAGGGGTGCAATTAAACTTTCTTACAACCCACTAAAACCAGATAGAGATATACTTTATAAATCTAGAATTAATCCAGTGGTTAATTTCCCAGGCCAAGGCGTGGTTCTGTTCGGTGACAAAACTGCACAGACTAAACCAAGTGCATTTGACCGTATTAACGTCAGACGATTATTCTTGGTTCTTGAAAAAGCAATTGCAACCGCAGCTAAATACCAACTCTTTGAGTTCAACGATGAATTTACAAGGGCACAATTTAGAAACCAAGTTGAACCTTTCTTGAGAGATGTTCAAGGTCGCAGAGGTATTACTGATTTCTCAGTGAAATGTGATGCAACAAATAACACTGGTGAAGTTATTGACCGTAATGAGTTTGTTGGAGACATATACATCAAACCTGCTCGTTCTATCAACTTTATTTCATTAAACTTTATTGCGGTACGAACTGGTGTATCGTTTAGCGAGGTAGGGGGATAAGACATGGCTAGTATAAACGATTTTAAAGCAAACTTAATTGGTGGTGGTGCAAGAGCTAATCAGTTCAGAGTAACTATTACACCTCCGCCAGGCATTGCAATTGGTCTTGATGTTCGTAGAACATCTTTCATGTGTAAAGGAACTAACCTTCCTGCTCAAGAATTAACTCCAATCGAAGTTCCCTTTCGTGGCAGAAAAATTTATATTGCTGGAGATAGGGAGTTTGGTGAAACTTGGACTACTACATTCATTAACGATACGGACTTTATGATTCGTAACGCATTAGAAAGGTGGTCTAATGGGATTAACGACTTGGCATTAAACACAGGTGTTATTGACCCTGCTGATTATCAGACAGATTTAACTGTTGAACAGTTAGATAGAGATGATACAATTCTAAAGACATATATCTTTAGAAGCGCATGGCCAGTAAGCATTAGTGCAATTGAACTAACTTCAGAAGCAGCTGATGCTCTTGAAGAGTTTGAGTGTACATGGAGATATCAACACTTTGAGGCCTCAGGCGTCAACTTTTAGACCTACTAAATAGTTACTAACTAGTAGGAGATATTATGGCAGAGTTATTTGGTTTCAAGATTGAAAGATCATCTAAGGATTCGGGTGGGGGAACAACCTTCTCCACCCCAACTCCCGATGACGGCACTATTGATGTTGCCGGCGGTGGTTTTTTCGGTCAAATTTTAGATACTGATGGCAGAGAACGAACCGAATTAGATTTAATTAGACGGTATCGTGATATTGCTCAGCAAGCAGAATGTGATACCGCAATAGAAGATATCATCAATGAAGGTATTGTTGCAAACGAAAACGATCAAGCAGTAGAAATTACTCTTGACCGATTACCCTACCCAGAAAAAATTAAAAGAAAAATTCGTACAGAATTTCATGAAGTTTTGCGACTTCTTAGCTTCGAACAAAAGGGGCATGACATTTTTCGTAGATGGTATGTGGATGGACGTTTATTTTATCACAAAATAATTGACAATAAAAATCCTAGAAAGGGTATACAAGAATTAAGATATATTGATCCTACTAAAATTAAGAAAGTCAGAGAAGTTAAAAAAAGTGTAGACAAAAAAACTTCAATACAGATGACAGGAAAGATTGAAGAATATTATGTCTACAATGAAAAAGGATTAGCATCAGCTGGAACTACTGGAACAAATCAAGGATTAAAGATTGCAGCAGATTCCATTGCTTATTGTCCATCTGGTTTGATTGATGGAAATAGTGGTCGAGTTCTTTCACATCTACACAAAGCAATTAAACCTGTTAACCAACTTAGAATGATTGAGGATGCGTTAGTTATCTATCGTATATCAAGAGCGCCAGAAAGACGTATATTCTATATTGATGTTGGTAATCTTCCAAAGATTAAAGCAGAACAATATCTCAAAGACGTAATGAATCGTTATCGTAACAAGTTAGTATACGATGCATCTACTGGTGAAATCAGAGATGACCGAAATCATATGTCTATGTTAGAAGATTTTTGGTTGCCTCGTAGAGAAGGTGGTCGAGGCACAGAAATTTCAACTTTGCCTGGCGGCTCTAATCTAGGAGAGATTGATGACATTCAATATTTTCAAAAGAAACTTTATAAGTCTTTGAATGTTCCAATATCTCGTATGGATTCTGAAGCTGGTTTTTCTTTAGGTAGAGCATCAGAGATAACAAGAGATGAATTAAAGTTTACTAAGTTTGTGCAACGTATTCGTAAGAAGTTTGTTCCTTTATTTACAGACGTTCTTAAAACACAACTTTTATTAAAAGGTGTTATAGCTGCAGAGGATTGGCCATCACTACAAGAACATATACAATATGATTTCTTACAAGACGGTCACTTTGCAGAACTTAAAGATGCAGAACTTCTCAACGACAGAATACAAGCACTTGACGGAATACAATCATACATTGGTACTTTCTTTAGTAAAGAATATGTATTGAAGAAAGTCTTGCGTATGAATGATTCAGAAATTGCTGATATGAATGATCAGATTAGAAAAGAACGCGATACCGATCCTATGGATGGTGGTATTGATGTTCCTGATGGTGGTGACGGAATTACTCGTTATCCACAAGATGGCGCTGGAGGAATAGTAACCCCAGAAGATATGCCTGATTATGAAGACCCCGAACACGATGGCAAACCAGATGACAGTCATCAGTTCGATAATGGAGGAAAATAAAATGAGTAGAGAATTTGTAGATGCAGTAGCATCAGGAAAAAATTTAGATGCAGAACAGGTTTTTAAAACTGCAATGGCATCAAAAATTGGAGATACTTTAGAAACTAAACGGTCAGAAGTTGCAAAGACATTTGTGCAACAGGCAAAGGATGAGGCCGCAGAAGAAGAAGTAGGCAATGACTAAAAAATTCGAAAGTGTATATTTGTCCGTTGTTGAAAAGGACGAACATAAGAAATCTAAGACGTATAAGAAGCTTTCTCCGAAGATGAAGAGCGCAGTTGATCAAATTTTTAAAATTATGGATGCTAAACCTTCAGATTTCCTAAATACTTTTGACAAGACTATAAAAAACACATCAAAAAAGTTTAAAGTTCGAGAAAAAGAACTTATGGACTATTTTGAAAAAGAAATGTTATCAATTTAGGAGTGAGGAATGGCGTACACAACACAGACATTGGTGGATTCAGACTTTGAAACCGTAACCAAGACCACAATTACTGGTACAAACGGAACGGCTACCAAAGTTGTTGATGTTTCAGCACTTGCTGGAGCTGCAACTGATCCTAGAGTTTCAATTGTTGCTTGTCAATGGTCAGTTAGTTCTACTACAGAAATAGAATGGGATGCAACATCAAATGTAACTTGTCTTACATTAAATGGAACTGGTGCATACAATGGTGGTGGACAATCATTACCTAGTTTAGCAAACAATGCTGGTTCGGGAATTACAGGAGATGTTTTCTTTGAAAATGATTCAGCCTGTGTAGGATTTATAGTTTTAAAAATGAAAAAAGTATCTGGTTTTGATAACATCACATAGAGGATAGGAGTATGAGTACAGTTAGATTATTTTCAGAAGCAGTAGACCACGATGTAGAATACATCACCGAAGAAAAAGAAGGTGGTGGTAAGAACTACAAAATTCGTGGAATCTTTATGCAGGCTGATATTAAAAATCGTAATGGTCGAGTATATCCTATGGAAGTACTTCAAAACGAAGTATCTAAATATAACAAGAATTTTATTAAAGAAAATCGTGCATATGGTGAACTTGGACATCCTGATGGCCCAACGGTCAATCTGGAACGTGTATCCCACATGATTACTTCTTTAGAACCAGATGGAAAGAATTTTATCGGTGAGGCTAAAATAATGTCAACCCCTATGGGTGAAATTGTTAAAAGTCTTATGGATGAAGGTGCAAAACTCGGTGTTTCTTCAAGAGGAATGGGTAGTTTGAACCAAAAGAACGGTGCGAACTATGTTCGTGACGATTTTTATCTCGCAACAGCGGCAGATATTGTTGCTGATCCTTCTGCACCAAATGCTTTCGTAGAAGGTATTATGGAAGGTAAAGAGTGGGTTTGGAAACATGGCGCGCTCTTAGAAGCAGAGTTAGAAGACATGAAACAAAAGTTTGATGTAGTAGAAGCAAAAAGAAATCATGCTCAAGAAGCTTTGGAATTTGCTAAATTCCTCAAAAGTTTATAATTTATAAATATAAATACAGAAAAGGTAAGGAGAACACCCTATGTCCGAATTAGATAAAACAATTGAAGAGCTGGAAGCTGATGTGCTTGCAGAACTAGAAGAAAAGGTTAAACAACCTACTGATGGTGCTGCTCCTTCCGCGAAAGCTGAAAAGATTGATGTAAAGACGCCAGGCGGCGAAGTAGTAGACGGAGGGCCAGCAGTAGTTGACCCAGAAGCTAAATCTTCTCCAACAGACGTTGCTACTAAGAAAACAAAAGAAGTTAAAGGTGATGCACAACAAAAAAGTGCAGGCAAGGCAGACAAACCAGAAAAACTAGCAGCTAGTCACGAACCAGAAGGTGAAGAGGTTATTTCAGAAATGGAAATGCCTAAGACTAAGAAAGAAATGTTGCAAGCAATGGTAAACAAGATGGAAGGTATGAAGGCTGGTGATTTAAAGTCTCAATACGAAAACATCATGGCTGCAATGCAAGCAGAAAAAGCAGAACCTACTGAAGAAGAATTAGAAAAAGCAGAAGCAGTTGAAGCACGAATCAAAGACATCAACGTCAAAGAAGACGTACAGGCTTTGATGAATGCTGATGACAGTCTTTCTGAAGATTTCAAGGTTAAGGCAGCTACAATATTTGAAGCTGCAGTTAAATCAAAGGTGCGCTCAGAAATTGAACGTATTCATGAAGAAGTTAGTTCTGAGAAAGAAACTGAAATAGAATCTTTCAAAGAAGGACTTACTGAAAAAGTTGATACATATCTCAACTACGTTGTAGAAGAATGGACTAAAGAGAATGAGTTGGCAATAGAACGCGGTTTGAAGGGCGAAATTGCAGAAGACTTCATCTCTGGACTGAAACAGTTGTTTGAAGATCACTACATTGATGTGCCGAATGAAAAATATGACGTTCTTGAAGCACAATCTGAAAGAATTTCCGAACTAGAAGACAAGTTAAACGAATCAATTGAGAAATCAGTTGAATTGTCTAACCAAACATCTAAACTAGTTCGTGAACAGGTTATATCTGAGGTTTCCGAAGATTTAGCCGACACAGAAATTGAAAAGTTCAAAGGACTTGTAGAAGATGTTGAGTTTGGAACTGAGGAATCATTCCGAGAAAAACTGAACACTTTGAAGGAAAGTTATTTCCCTAAGAATACAGTCGTTGAACCAACATTTAATGATGAAGATGGTACTGCCGCTAAGGACATTGATACGACAGAAGCGATGAGTGCTTATTTGTCGGCAATCAGTCGTAATCAAAAGGCAAGTGCATAAATTATATTAAACAAGATGTATATTAATTAAAGGAGAAACAAATGTTTCAGACAGAACATCTACAAGAAAAGTGGCAGCCAGTCCTAGAGCATCCCGATCTTCCTGAGATCGCCGATCCCTATAAACGGGCAGTTACTACTCTCATCTTAGAGAACCAAGAAAAAGCTTTAAAAGAAGACAGAGGTTTCCTCGGAGAAACAGCACCAGTTAATAGTACAGGTGGTGGACAATTCGATACATGGGATCCAATTTTAATATCACTAGTACGCCGCGCAATGCCTAACTTGATTGCATATGACGTATGTGGTGTGCAACCAATGACAGGGCCTACTGGTCTTATCTTTGCAATGCGTTCATCTTTCCTTTCACAAGATGGTGTTGAAGCACTTGTTGATATTGATGAAACACCTGCTAATGCTTCATCAGGTCAAAATAGTGCTGGTGAACTAACTGCTGATATTGCTGGAACTAACCCTGCCATTCTTAATGACAGTCCGTCAGCTGGTACTTACACAACTCCAACTGGTATGACTACTGCTCAGGCAGAAGCATTAGGAGATAGTGCTGACAATGCATTTAACCAAATGGCATTCTCAATCGAGAAATCAACGGTTACTGCTGTTAGTCGTGCATTAAAAGCTGAGTACACAATGGAACTTGCACAAGACTTAAAAGCAATTCATGGTCTTGACGCAGAAACAGAACTTTCTAACATTTTAAGTTCTGAAATCCTCGCAGAAATCAACCGCGAAGTTGTTCGCTCGTTGTACATAACTGCTGTTAAGGGTGCTCAAGTTAACACAACTACTGCTGGTATCTTCGATTTAGATACAGATTCCAATGGTCGTTGGTCAGTTGAAAAATTCAAAGGTCTTATGTTTGCAATAGAACGTGATGCTAATGCGATTGGTCAACAGACTCGTAGAGGGAAGGGTAACATGATTATCTGTTCAGCTGATGTTGCTTCTGCACTTCAGATGGCAGGTGTACTTGATTACACTCCTGCTCTTTCTAACAACTTAAACGTAGACGACACAACTACCACATTCGCTGGTGTTATGAACGGACGTTATAAAGTATATGTTGATCCATATGCTGCTAACGTGGCTGCTTCGCAGTACTATGTTGTTGGTTATAAAGGTACTTCACCTTATGACGCTGGATTCTTCTACTGCCCATATGTACCATTACAAATGGTTCGTGCGGTTGGTGAAGATACTTTCCAACCTAAGATTGGTTTCAAGACTCGTTATGGTCTTGCTGCTAACCCATTCGCTGCTTCTGGTGCTGCTGCTGCTGGAGACACAGTTAATACTGATGCTTCTCTTGATGCAAACACCAATGCTTGGTATCGAAGGGTTAAAGTAACAAACCTTATGTAATAAACATAAGAGTTGGGTCAACCAACCTACTAAAAGGGGAATTCTTCGGAATTCCCCTTTTTTTTG